CGGTTGAATACGAGGGGATAGTAAGTAAGAAAAGCCGCCACACAACCATTAAAGGCTATTCAAAAGATAGCGAAAAGTATAACATAGCGCTCAATGAAGGATGGAAGGTTTACCGATACACTGCATTGACTTATAAAAATATTGTAAACGATTTTAAATTATAATCATGCCACTAACCCCACAAGAAATTAAGAAAATAAAAGCCGAGATTGATAGATTAGACGGCTACACTGAATGTTTGCGCGAATTATTGCGAGCCGAATCTATTGAAGAAGAAAAGCCAATAACAACCCCTGCAATGGAGTTAGTCGGTAAGAAATACGCGTTCATGACATTGATTCAAAAGTTTTGCGTTGAATACTTCATCGAAAACGAAACCGCAACGGCGAAATCAATAGCGGCCGCATGGTTTAATGTCAAAAATGAGAAACAAGTCAGCGAACAGCAACAAGCTGCAGCCCATAGCGCTATCACAGTCTTGATAAGGCTGGGTCTAGTTAAGACGGTTGGAAAGTACAAGGACTACACGTATCAACTCGTAAACACCATCGAACAAACTATCAAAATGCCAATCATCCGCAAAGTGTCGGTGATGGCTATGAATAATTAAAAATGAAAACAGTAAATGTGGATGGGATATGAAACTTTGGCAAAATTAGTTTTTGATACTTTGTCAGGCTCAAAACCTATCGAAAAAAGATAGAAATGTTTTAAAAGTGCTACTTTTGGGAAAAGAAAGTAGGCTACAATAGCGTAAAACATGACTAACAACCCAAAGAACCGCCAGCAATGGATATTTGATTTACTCAAAGTAGAATCATTAAATTGGACTGAATGCTTCGGTAAGTATTCGGAAACGTTCGGTAAGTCTGATAAAACATTTGATAAGGATTGGAAATTAGCTAATAAGAGAGTAACAGAATATCGAAATAAGGCGAATACGGCAAAAGAGGAAGCTAGTATAGCAATTGAAGTAGAGGCCGTAAAAAGTGGTTTAAAAGCTAAAATAGACCGATGCCTTGAAAAGCAAAAAGATGTTGATTTATTGAGGCAAACTGTAGAAGTTGGCTTGACAGATGATTTTTACATTTCCGATGGCCAATACATTTTGTTCCAACGCCCTATGACGGCCACCGAAAAGGCTACAATCCTAAAACGTGCTAGCGAAATCGAAGCCGAAATAAGTAAGATTGAAAGTGATTACGCGCCAATCAAGAGCGCAAACACAACCCCCACCGGCGAACAATTACCACAGCCACCGTCTGTAAATATCATAACTAGCAATGTGAAGTTATCAGATTCAGAGCAGGAAGTGGACAAAGAACATTAATACTATCAATGTACACTTTTAACACAACAGACGTATTTTTAGCTAATTACCAAGCTACCGAGGGTATAGTTATTAACCAAGGCGGGACCGATTCAGGAAAAACGTATGCACTTATACAAGTATTATTTACTTTCGCGACTACAATAACACCGCCGAAAGAAGACCCAATTATTACCGTAATCGGCGAAAGTGTGCCGAATTTAAAAAAGGGCGCTTATCGAGTGGCAAAGTCTATAATCGGTTCAACTGAGAATTTCAAAGAGTATATTAAATCAGTCAACGAAACTGATAGAACTATAACTTTTAAATCCGGTTGGATTATGGAGTTTATTAGCTGTGAAACCGAGCAATCAGCAAAGCAGGGGAAAAGGCAATACGCATTCTTTAATGAAGCCAACGGCGTAACATGGCAGATATTTTGGCAAATAGCGAAAAGAACCAGGATAAGAACATTTATAGACTATAATCCAAGCGCTCCGTTTTGGGCGCATGAAAATTTGATAGGTACCAATAAAGACACGAATGATTTAGGAATGGATGTCAAATTGATAATCAGTGATCATAGGCATAACACATTTTTAAGCGAAGAAGAACACAGGCGAACCGAAAGTATTAAGGACGCCGAATTGTGGCGTGTTTATGCCAGAGGCTTAACAGGGAACTTGTCAGGCTTAATATTTCCCAATTGGAAGGTTATTCCGGATGATAAATACCCTTGGCAAAATGATAAATTCTTTGGCGGGTTAGACTTTGGATATACCAACGACCCAACTGCAGGAGTAAAAATTGTCAAAGTCGGGGATTCGTTATTCGTGCATGAATTGTGCTACATGCCTGGTATTTCGCCAATAGAAATAAAACAAATATTTGAGGCCAATGGGTTTGGCCGTGACCATTTAATATATTGCGACCATGACCCAGATATGATTAGCCAATTAAGACGGTTAGGAGTTATGGCATTTGCGGCGCGCAAAGGAGCTGGTAGTATCAATGCTGGTATATTGAAACTAAAGGAGTATGACGTATTCTATACTCAAAGCAGCGTAAATTTAGCGATGGAACGGGCGAAATATATGTGGATAAAGGATCAAAAGACGGGCAAAGCAATTAATACACCTATTGACATATTCAATCATTTAATGGATGCCACGCGTATAGCCGTCTACACTCACTTATTCAGAACTACATAACATGACCATAATATTTTCAGATAATTGCTTCCCTATGATGTCGAAGTATACACGATATTGGAAGGAAAAGTTAGTTTTAGAAAAAGCAAAAGAAATAGGGTTTAATAAATTAACCGTTGGTGAAACAATATCAGTAATAGACCATGTGGCACTAGGTCGGCAATATAATTTTGAAGTCACTGAAATTGACGAGAATATTATTTATTTGGACTGGTTAGCAACAATAAGATGATTAAATAACGGTTTAATCAAAAATATAATGTAGGTTTGTAAAAAATATTCAACCATGAAAAACTTAATCTTAATTTCAATCACTGCACTTTTATTCACAAGTTGCAAAAAGTGTTATCAATGCTCAGTAGTGTTGACTACTTCATCATCTCCATCTGTAGAAATGTTCACTAAATATGAATCGACTACTACTGATTTTTGCGGTAATGATAAACAAAGGGCGCAATTTATCAAGGAAGGTAATACAACAACCGTGACTAAAAGAGGCATTTATTTAGTGACTGATAGAAAGGTAACAAGCTGTAGTGCAAAATAAAATACGCAGATTAACAAAATAAATTTACTGAACTTTCAATAAATACTGAAAGTATAAGTACAAATGTATATATTTGTCAAAGCATAAGCCTTAAAACCTTATTAAATTGGCAAATATTATAACTAAAGCCGTTTTTAAAGCGGGCAATTCGCTTGTAAATTGGGCCTCAAAAGGTGTAGCTAATACCTACGTCACGAATAAGGACACATTTCAATTAATACCTATTGGTGGGCGCTATGGGTTTAAAGTCCTAAATAATGATGGAGTTATTAAAGCCTATGCCGAATGCCCGCCTTTGTCAGCTATAATTAACAAGAAAGGGCGAGCAGCAAACAACGGAGTTCACAAGTTATATCGTAAAGGTGGCTCAGAGGTTAAAGGTTATAGCCCATTTAAAGACATAATCAAAAGTCCTAATCCTTGTATAACAGGGAATCAATTTAGAGTTAATAGTCAATTCATTGCTCAATTATTTGGGTATTGTGTTATTTTAAAGACTTATCCTGTTGTAGGTTTTGAATTAGAAGCCCCACCAAATTTGTGGATTGTACCGCCTTCAATGGTGAAAGTAACTTGGAGCGAAGATTATCTATTTGCAGGAAGTATTATTGACCTAATAAAAGAAATTACATACACACCGCCAGGAAGCAAAACGATTAAACTTGAGCGCGAAGATGTGTACATTCTAACAGGTGAACAGCCTAGTTTATCGCACCCTTATTTAACTGAGTCTGTTCTAACAGGCCAAGAAGAAGTAATAAGTGGGCTAATTAATCTATTCAATACTCAAAATTCACTTATTGAAAGTCGTGGGGCAATTGGCATGATCACACCAGATCAAAAGGATGGCATGGGCCAAACATTCCCTTTAATGGATAGTGAAAAGGAGATCATTCAAAGCGACTTCAAAAAATACGGAACTTTAAAAGATAAGTTTAAGTACATAATTACAAATCAATCTTTGAAGTTTACGGCTATTTCGGCTCCGATTCGGGAAATGATGTTGCAGGAAACCGCGAAACAATATACACAAGCCTTGTGCGATGCTATTGGGTTCCCTTATGGATTAATGTCTGAAGGCGGTAATACGACTTTTAGCAATCAAAACAGCTATAAAAAAGAACTATACACCGACTTTATTATTCCTACTGATGTTCAATGGTGCCAACAATACGATGAAATGAGTGGTATTACTGAGGCTGGATTTGAAACCAAGGTAGATTATAGCCACTTATCAATACTAGCTGATGACGAAAAAGAAAAGTCAGAGGTTCGCAAAAATAATGTAGCAAGTATTAGAACGCAATTCTTAACCAATATGATTAGTTGGGATAATGCCCTTATTCAACTAGGTGAGCAACCAATTAAAGGCGAAAACGGGGCGAAATTCTACTATCAATTACCTTTAGAAATACAAAAAACTTTTAATCATGTCACAGCCAACGAAAGCGGAAATTCAACAAGTAATCAAGGACAAGCAGGCGGTAATTAAATCAAAGAAAATAGTAAGAAAATGAAAAATTTAATACCTGATTTCGGCACTGATAAAGACCAATTATTTGATTGGTTAAAAGAAAACAAGTCTCTTGTTTTGCGTCAAAAGAAACTATGTACCAAAGAATCAGATGGCATGCAGGTAGAAATGCCTAAAGAACAATACATTAAACCTGATTCTAATAAAGAAATCGGGGTTATTAGTGTTATGCCTTCAGCCGTTGAATTAAAGGCAGTAATTAACAGCACAAACATAATTGATAGTCATTTAGACTTACATTTAGCTAAAGGATGGAATAGAACCGTTAAACACCAAGCGAATAACGGGCTACATTTAAAAGAACATAAAATGACCTTTGAAAATACCTTAGCAGATGGCATAAGCGAAGTATCAGTATATGTCACTACAATGTCTTGGAAGTCTTTGAGCTATGAGTACGAAGGCAAAACAGATTTATTAATGCACAAAGTAATTCTAAAAGATTACCCAGAACCAAAGCCACACCAAATAACAAAGGCGGAAATGTTTGCGCGTTACATGGAAGGACAAGTAAAAAACCATTCAGTAGGCATGGGTTATGGCGAAGTATTAATGTGCGTTAATTCGGATGATAAATATTGGAGAGAAGAAAAAGACAATTACGACGAATTTATAACGCAAGCCGTTAACCCAGAAAAGGCCGAAGATTACGGCTATTTCTTTGCAGTAAAGGAAATGAAATACTTTGAAGGAAGTGCAGTACCAAGAGGTTCAAACCCTATTACACCGACCTACTCAATTACAGAAATTAAATCGCACGTTGATGACAACACCGATTCGATTATAGGCTCGTCAATTGACACTCAAAAGCAAGTAAACATTATTAAAAATTTAAAATTCTAAAAACAATGAGTAACAAACCTCAAAAACAAACAGAAGCGGAATTTTTAGCCTCAATTGAAGGATTAGATGAAACCGCAAAGCAAACCGTAATTAAAGCTCGTGAACAATTCAACACGGCTATGGAAGAAATGAAGGCAGACATGATCAGCAAAGAAGATGTTGAAACTATCTTAGCTGAAACATTGAAAACAGCAACTGCCGCAACAAAAGAAATGATTGAAAAGTTACACGCCGCTGCAATCAAGCAAGGCCAAGAAATTGCCAACCTTAAAAACCGCCGCGAATCAGGTGTTCAAGCCAAATCATTTGCCGAGCAAATCAAAGAGCAAATCGAAGCCAACAAGGATGCCTTTGAGTCATACAAAAGCAATGCCCTTCAATCATTCAAGTTAACTCTTGATGTAGCACAAGCACAAAAAGCAAGTGCAAACATGACCACTGCAAACATCAACAGCACGCCAAATGTAGTATCTACTAGCGTTGTTCCTGGTTTAATTGGTCCGATGGATATTGAGCCAATGGTTATTAATTTCAGTAATGTAGCGCCTACAAATAGTGCTATTATCCACTATGTAGAGAAAAAGAATCGTGACGGTTCTACTATCTTTATTTCAGAAGCCGGTTCGAAAAACAAAATCGACTTTGATATTGTTAAGAACACAAGTAACGCCCGTAAGGTTGCCGACTACATCAAAGTTTCAGATGAAATGTTAGATGATGTTGATTTCATGGCTGCCGAAATTGAAAGTGAATTAATGTATCAAATTCGCAAAGCAGCGGGTTCTGGTGTATTAGGTGGTGATGGTAATTCACCAAATCTTAAAGGTATTACGCAATATGCGGCAGCTTATTCTTTAACCACTGTGTTAACAGAAACACCAAACAATTACGATGCTTTAATTGCCGCAGCTACACAAATCAAAATCAACGGCGGTATTCCTACTCACGCGTTCTTGTCTCCTGTTGACGTTGCAAACATGAAGATTAACAAAGGAACTACAGGCCACTACGTTATTGTAAACGGCGAAATGACTTTATTACCTTTCCAAGTTGTAGAGGTTGATGATTTCACAGTTGGTAAGTTGTTGATGGGTGACATGCGTAAATCTAAGGTTCGCGTATTACAAGACGTAACTGTTGAATATGGTTATGATTCTGATGACTTCACAAAGAACATGAAAACAGTTCGCGCTGAAACACGTTTACACCACTACATCGCTGATAACCACGCAGCCGCATTCGTTTACGATGATATTTCTGATATTATCACCGCAATAACAGCCGCTTAATATTCAATATAAAATTTCAATCACATGGAACGTATAAATGTAATCGCAACTGGTAAACACCCAAACCGTAAAGAAGGCGACGCTCACGCAGTACTTGAAGTGCATGTAGAACGCTACGTCAAAAACGGATGGGTAAAATTAGCAAAAGGCGAAACCTTAGAGGCCCCAAAAGAAACAATTACAGAGGAATCAAAGGAAGCCGAGACCGATGTAATTGCGGAAGTGAAGCCTAAAACAAAAGCCAAAAAACAATAATTACAAATGGTTGCATTAATCTATACCGACTATTTTACCAACAGCTTGTCGCTACCTAATACGGATAGCGGCAAGCCTGAAGGTGAAGTGCTTACATCGCTTATACTAACGTTACAGCCAACGTATTTGGATGATTTGTTTGGCGTCGAAATGGCAGAGGATTTCAATACTTCGATCGAAGATATTGAAACCGAAATCTATGACGTGCCGCAAAAATATCGAGATATTGTATTTGGAAAAACGTTCACGGCATTAAGCGGTGATAAATTAAAGTGGATAGGTTTATCAAGTCACGGGCTTGTTGCTGGCCAAGGAACTACAAACAAAGTAAGCCCATTGGCTAATTACGTCTACTTTAATTATGTAAGTCAGTTGATTAAAAGCGTACAATCTATTGGAGTTGTTGAGCCTAATTTTGAAAACGGGAAACTAGTTTCACCGCATCAAACATGCGTGAGTGTGTATAATGCCATGGTAAAGAATCATTTAATTCTTAATGAGTTATTGCTTTCCGATACAACAGCATATTCGACATACAAACCGCTTAATTTAGATTTATTCACCTATCTACCCCATGTAATCTAATGCCGAAAACCTATAACAAGTTGCCTATTTCAGTCCCTTCTGTGTTTACCACAATAGTAGACACCGTAAGCGACAACATAAGCGAACAAATAGGGGCAAGCGTTAAATTTAAGCATGGTACTTGGGATCATGTAATAAGTCGTTTAATTGCTGAGTCAAAAGCTACATCTTCCAAAAACGAAAGATACCCGTTAATAATTCTCATTCATAACTTCGAAGAAGTGATAAGCGATGATTATTTGGGCATTGACGTAAGCCTTGACTTTTGTATATGCACTCAGTCCCAAACCGGACTATTAAGCGACGAAAGATATAGCCAAAGCTATTTGCCTATATTATATCCAATTTACGCTGAATTCATGCAAGTAGTTGCAGATTCACAGTATTTTGACGGCTATAAATCGAAATGGTACCCACATACAAAGATTGATGATTTGCACATGGGAGATGATGGTAAGCGTGCGTATAAATTACCTGATATTTTAGACGGTATATTTATCCAAGGATTGAAATTAAAAATTGATGAACAAAAATGTATTTAGTAAAATTAAAAAATTAAACAAATGGCAAAAACAATTATAGGCTGGCTTGGATGCGATAGTTCAGGTAAGGCCCAAAATACAGGTGTACAAACCTGCATCATTGACCCTAAGTTATTCGAAGATATAATCTTCATTCCAAAGGGCGATGTGATTACACCAACAGAGGCACTCTCATTGACCTCTAAAATTAATTCAATGTTGGTTCATGACAACCCTAATAAACGTTGGTACCCTATCAACGATTTAGTAGGATGCGAAGACAAATCGAGTGAATACACAGTTGAGACCGCTGGCTATGGCGGTCAGTTCTATGGCAACGATGGAAAACAATTTTTCATGTTTGCTCATAAAAGTGGGTTAACGATGCACAAACAGTATCGTAAATTTCACCAAATGCAGGAGAAATATGATTTTATTTCTGTTGATCGTAAAAATAAAATCCTTGTAGGAGTTGAGAAAGGTGCTGACTTTGGTGGCTTTAATTTAGAAAACATCATTGTACCTGATTGGAAATTAAGCACCGGCGCCGCTGCTATGTATAACGTAGGTGTTGCCTTGCAAGATTCTACAGAATGGAATGATTCAATTACATTCATTAAGATGCCTACCGACTTGTTACCGACATCTATTCGCGGTTTAAAACAAACGGCGATTAAAGTAACCGGAACCGGAACTTTCTCGTCTTTACGTGTAGCAACGTTCCAAGTCGTTACACCTCATGGAAATATGTATAGCACTTACAAAACCGAGATTTTAGCCTCAACGGGCGCGGTTATTAAATGCTATAACACAGCAACCGGAGCGTCATTAACAACGTCAACGATTACCGGCGATGATGTGACAGAACAATTTACAATTACTTTAGGTGCTACCGGATTCCCTGGCACTGCAGGTGATGAAATTACATTGAAATTCGGACCCGTATCAGATTTGATTACGGCAACTATTCCCGGGTTCTCTGAATGTGAATTGAACATTGCACGTGCATAAATTTAATTAAGGCGGGCCATAAACCCGCTTTAATTTCATTCAATCTTTAGCTATGGGAGCAATATTTGAAGTCGTAAACAATGTCGCAAAATTAGACCTAACGAAAGAGGCTATGCGAGCTATTGTCACCCATAAAGAAGACATAGCAGACATCAACCGTGAGCAATTACTAGATGGGTTAAATACTGACGGCGTGAAAATTACACCAGATTATCAGAGCCCTGCTTATGCACGAATGAAAAACAGAATGAACGGAGCGCCGGGTTACGGAACTCCTGATTTATACAAGCGGGGTAACTTCCATGAAGGCATTAAAGTTGACGTAGTGAATAAAGACACATTTGACCAAAATTCAACTGACAGTAAAAACCAAATGCTAAAAAAGAAATATCCTAAAATTTTAGGGTTAAGTGAAAGCGGGAAAGAGGAATTAATCGATAATAAAGGATTTGAAGACACATTACTTTCAAATATTAAAGAAGTGACAAAATTATGATGTATAAAGACCTAAATATCCCATTAATAGAATTCGTAAAGGTTATTGAAACTGGCGATACTTCTACTATTGAGAATTGGCAGTCATTATATATGCAGTATCTCGAGGCTTTGGGGGATAAAAACATTTCAATCATTGTTACGCGATCAGCAGAGATTGAACAACTTGAAAATAAAATACGAATTGGCGAAGCCGTTATAAATATATACGACATAACAAAGTCTTACGCCACAGCGAAGTTACTTCAGGAATTCGGGTACAGTGTAGGAATTGTACTAAACGAATCAAATGCGGATGCCTACGTTAAGGCTGTCCATGGGTACTTGAAGTCGGAAAAGTTTAGGGTAAAAGAATTGCTCGAATCAATCAAACTACCGGAAGGTGACAAGGTTACGTTAAACCTACAATTCTTTCAAGGCATGATTGTCAAATTTGAAATAGCCTTTAAAAAAGATATTGACATCGACAAATTAAAACTTTTGAAATACTGTGAGTATTATAAACAATATGTACTTTACATCGAATCAGAAAACAAAAAGAATAGCAATGATATTATTTAGTTTAGGATTTTTTGCGGCTGTATTATTGTTTGTCATGTATAACATGGCATTGAAATACTTACTAAAAAAAGGCAAGTTAGCCATTGAACAAGGCAATGAAATAATTGACCAATACAACCAAGTAGCGTTAGACTTATACGAATTAGAAAAAGAAATTTATGGCCACTAGAATATCAGAAATAGTAGAAAAGCAAGCCTATGACCAAATTGCCCAACTTAATAAAATGTTGGGTGATGCCTTGGATATGTTTAACAAGACGGCCAACGGGGCTATCTTATTAAACAAGGCTATTTCTGAAAGTAATTCGTTTGTGCAGGCAGCTAATAATACCAATTCAACAACCAAGGCATTAACAGAATTAGAAAAGATTGAAAGACAAATCATAACTACTCAGTCAAAATTGAATGCGTCACAATCTTTGCAGGCTCAAATACTTGCAGAGGAGAAAATGAAATTGCAGGAAATAAACCGCGAAACAAAGGAGTTTATTAAGTCGAAACAAGTTCAAGCCGGTTCAATCGAAGAATTAAGGATGAAGTTACGAGCAGCACAGCAAGAATATGACGCTATGGCCGCAAGCGAACGAAATGCAGGACGTGGAACGGATTTGATTAGCCATATACAAAAAGTAGATAAGGAATTAAAGCAACTTGAATTTAATAGTGGTCGATTTCAAAGAAATGTAGGTAATTACGCCAGCGGGTTTAGTGCTATAAATAATTCAGTTTCACAACTAGCGCGTGAGATGCCCGCCTTTACGAATTCGGTTCAAACAGGGTTCATGGCTATTTCTAATAATTTACCCGCCTTATTTGATTCTATAAAAGGGATTAGAGAGGAAAATAAGTTAGCAAAAATAGAAGCAGTTGCGGCGGCAGAGGCTCAAGGATTACTTGCAAGAGAACAGGCCGTATTAAGTGGGGCGACAGATGAAGCAGCCGACAAGATCAAAGAACAGGCAACAGCCTTAGCCTTATCAAGCGCTGAAGGGGTAAAAGGGAAAGGCATTTTACAGCAATTAGCGGGTGCATTTTTCTCATGGAATACTTTATTAACTATTGGCATTACTTTGTTGACTGTGTACGGAAAAGATATAGTAGAATGGATTGGTAGTTTAATTAAAACAGAAGAGGAAGTAGATAATTTAGCCGAAAAGCAAAGATTATTAAATGAAGCCTTTGCTGACACATCGGTGAAAGAGGCTATTAAAAACGTAGAAGAGCTTGGCATAAATATAAAACTTGCAAAAGAAGGTTTTATTGATAAAGAAACAGTAATTAAGCAGTACAACGAAACCATAGGTAAAACAACGGGACTAGTCACGTCGCTTGATGAAGCGGAGCAACAATTGACAAAAAACGGCAAGGCATATATTGAAATGATGCTTTACAAAGCAGCCGCAAATTTAGCACTAGAAGAAGCCGCGAAAAAAGCCCTTGACGCCGAAACTAAGCGCCAAAAAGATTTAAGTGCTATTGATGCTAGTAAAGGTAAATACGGCGGGTTCATTGCAGACATCAAGAATTTAAACAAAGAGCCGGGGGTTGATTTAGAGGAAGCCACGCGAAAAGATGTAAACGCCGCAGCCGATGAATTAAAAAAAGGTGGCGATGTGTATATTGGAATTGCAGAGGAATTCTTTAGGAAAGTAGCAAATATAACGGCTAAAAATAAATTTAATATGCCGCTATCCGGAACAATTCAAACAAATGAAACTAATAAAGCCAATGAGAAAAGCGTGCAACATACCAAAAAAACAGCCGAAGAAAAAATAAAAATTGAAAAAGAATTGATGGATACAATAGCTGACATAGCTATTATGAAACGTAAAATATTAAAAGAGGAACAAGATGAAAACGATAAAGATTTAGCGAAGAAGCGAAAAGCAAATGATGAATTAATTGATTCAGTTGTAAAATATTTGGAAGAAAAAAAGCGCCTCATTGCTAAGTATGCTAAAGAAGAACTTGATTTAATAAACGAGAATTTGGCTGCTAATGCAGTGATGTGGGATAATGCCGACCAAGAAAGATTAGAGGCGTCAATAAAGCGCCTTGAAACATTCCAAGCGGCCGCAGGTATCATACAAAATGCGCTTAATAATATCGGTGGCATTATTTCCGATC